ACTCAACGCAAGTGCGGAGCTAGAGCTTGTTGAATACAGGCAGATAGGAAAGGCGCATCCTGCGATAAGCCTTCCTCCTGCCCTTCACAGGTTTTGTGAATCTGCGTCCATCATTGGAAATGTGCGAGCAGAACCGACAACAGAGTTCGTTCAGAATAAGCACTTATTCGATCAGCAGCCCTATTCACTAGGGGGCTGGTCTATCGTGCATAATGGAACAATAGCCAATGACAAGGAGCTTCGCACAAAGCGCCTTCCTACTGGTATTGACAGCGCATCGATCGTTGAACAGCTCGCGGTTAAACCTGTGACATTCCATGGCTTCTCGAGTATGGTTCGATCGTTACGCGGAAGTTATGCAATTCTGGCAACGCATTTCGAATATCCTAAGCTGATGTACGTGGCAGCGAATTACCGCCCGATCTGGTATATCGAAACAGAGCACGGGGTATTCTTTGCAAGCGCCCGGAACTACTTTCCAAAGTCCTACGCTCCCAAAATGGTGGAACCTTACACGGTGAGCCTGTTCGGGCCGTGCGGATGCATTCACTCTGAAAGTTTATACTCGACACAGCCACACAGCGAACGCGCCTTGGTAGTTTGCAGCGGAGGTCTGGACAGTGTGGTCAGCGCGGTGTACGCTCAGAAGGAATTGGGGATGTCTATTCATTTAATTCACTTTCTATACGGAAGCAGAGCGGAGGGCCCTGAAGTGAAAGCTGTCGAAGCTGTTGCGAAGGAGCTGGGGGCGGAGCTGACGTTGTTCCCGCTGCCGGTCTATTCCAAGAGCGATTCCCCTCTGCTGAACCCCGATAGCAAGTTGGCAGGGGGCGAAGCAGGCGCAGAGTTCGCGCATGAATGGGTTCCAGCCCGGAACTTGTTGCTGTTAAGCGTAGCAACTGCATTCGCAGAGGCGCAGGGTATAGACACAATCGTTCTCGGAAACAACCTTGAGGAAGCTGGTGCCTATCCTGACAACGAACCTGAGTTCATTGCAAAGTTCAATGACCTGTTACCGTTTGCCGTTGGTGATGGAAAGCGAATGAGGGTTATAATGCCCGTAGGCAATCTGATGAAGCACGAGATTGTCGAACTGGGGCATCGCATAGGTGCGCCAATGCATCTGACGTGGAGTTGCTACCGTGCAGAAGAGCTCCACTGCGGAACGTGCGGCCCCTGCTACATGAGACGCAAAGCGTTCGAGATAAATGGTATTCCCGAAGTCATTTCATACAAGGATAAATAAATGTCAATGCTTAGTATTGTCAAGGAGCTCCCGAAGCCATTTCCATTTCTACAAGCATTAAATTTACTTGTGGATGCTGGATATAATCGAACGATTGCCGCTGACCAGATAACAATCAATGCAATGAATTCACACGACTCCCAAGGGTTGTTGAGAGATAAGCAAACCAAAACGCCTAGCGGGTACTCCATGATGGACGGAATGTTGGTGTCTGCTCACTGTATTCCCCCATTCGAGGAAAAGGGAATTTTTATAACGAAAAAGGACACGCTGCATGGAAAATATCTTATTTTGATTCCTTGCAATGCGGGGGCGATGGTTGGGGACTACTTCACTAAGAATACACGGAGGTCTGTTGCAAGGTATTTTCCCGAAAGAACAACTTGTCTAGACTTTGCAGCAACCGATTCTATCACAACGGTCACAAAAGATGGAAAAGGATTGATTGTCTTCGAGAATGAAATGAATCGTGTTAAGGGGCATGATTTATTTCCGACTTTCAACAAACAGAAGTTAAATGAGTGTAACGATGGAATAAAAATAAGCGAGGAACGGTTAGGCCGATATCAGTCCGTTTTCTCGTTCCTGAATGTGCGGTTATATGATGAAGCGGTTCAGTCGTCTTCACTTACAAACATCATTCGCGTTCCAATCGAATACAAACAAGATTTTTTCTTGCAAGGAATCCCCAGACTTCGTTCAGTATTTGAACAATTCGCAGATCCGGTTGACCTTATCGCGCATTCTATAAAGGAGATTCACAATGCCTAAAATTACAGCAGAGAGATATCATGACATCAGCGCAGGGCATCGCGTAGTAGGTCATGAAAATAAGTGCCGCCACCTGCATGGCCACAATTATCGAATCCACTTCGTTTGCGAAGCTGACACGCTGGATGAAGTTGGCCGCGTTATTGACTTCGGTGTTATCAAAGAACGCCTGTGCATGTGGGTCGAGAACAATTGGGACCACAAGTTCCTGGCATGGGAAGAAGACCCCGTGATTTCCGCAATGGTGTTTTATCTTCTGTTTGAAGATGCGGATTCGGAAAAGATACTTAGCGATTCCATCGTTTATACCCCGTTCAACCCGACTGCTGAAAACATGGCGCAACACCTCGTTCAAGTTGTTGGCCCTGCTCAACTTGACGCCACTGGCGTGACACTGGTGTCCGTTCGCATTGAAGAAACTGCCAAGTGTAGCGCATCATTTCATATCTAAGGAATAACATGAAAACAATTCTGACACACATGGACGTTCATAACCTTTGCACAGAACTGGCACGGGATATCAGAGCGTTCCAACAAGACATCGGCCCTGCGCGAGCATTGTGCATCTATCCTATTCCAAGAGGGGGGATTCCGGTTGCGTACCTTGTCAGCGCCTTCCTGCTGAATGTAACGATAGTTGACAAGCCTGAAGACGCAGACCTATTCCTAGACGACCTCATTGACAGCGGTCGCACCTGTGCCCGCTACTGCGACGAGCATTCGGGCGTTCCCTTCTTCGCTTTGCTGGACAAGCGAACGGACGAACGCTTCAAGGGCAAGTGGATTTCATTTCCTTGGGAGGTAACGGATACGGGTGCAGACCAGTCAGGTGACGACATCATTGTTCGCTTGCTGCAACTCGTGGGCGAAGACGCAACCCGCGAAGGCTTGCAGGAGACACCTGCTCGTGTGGTTAAAGCCTGGAAGTTTTGGACCAGCGGATACGGTAAAGACGCGGGCAAGCTGCTGAAGGTATTCGAGGACGGCGCGGAGAAATATGACCAGATGGTTATCGTTAAAGACATCCCAATCTATTCGCACTGCGAACATCACTTGGCAGCTATCATCGGCACTGCATCCATCGCATATATCCCGAACGGAAAGATTGTAGGGTTGAGCAAGTTGTCCCGCTTGGCGGATATGTTTGCCCGCCGATTGCAAGTGCAGGAACGTCTGACAGACCAGATTGCGGATGCACTGGTTGAGCACTTGAAGCCTGTCGGCGTAGGCGTCATCATTAAGGCTCGCCATTTGTGCATGGAATCGAGGGGCGTATGCCAACAAGGCCACCACACGATAACCACAGCTCTCCGAGGTGCGATCAAGGATGAACCTCAAACGCGCTCCGAGTTCCTTCGCCTGGCGGACTGATATGAACATCTTTATGGCAGCCGTTTACACTAACGGCTATCGCAAAGGGCAGAACCGATATAAGAAGTTGATAGAACACGAGCAGCGGTTAGTAGATGGGATACCGCACATTCTCGAGTCTTATCACTATATCAGTTCACAACGGTTCATAGACCAGATGCGGGATGATAACGCCAAAGTATTCTTGGATTCAGGTGCGTTCTCTGCCTACACATTGGGCGTCAATATCGACCTGCCAACTTACTGCGATTATATCAAACGCAATGCTGACCTTTGGCGGGTCGAGGACGGGGTTATGATGGCGTCTGTGTTGGACGGCATTGGCGACCCTTTGCAGACATACCGGAACCAGCTTGCCATGGAGCAACTTGGGGCAAAGCCCCTCCCATGCTTCCACGCAGGAGAAGACGAACGATACCTTGAGCACTACGTCCGGAACTATGAGTATATCACTCTCGGCGGTATGGTGGGCAGCTCAACAAAACAGCTCTGTATCTGGCTCGACCGCATGTGGGACAAGTACCTGACAGACGGCAGCGGGCGCCCCCGCCTTAAGGTTCACGGGTTCGGTATCACTGCTATTCCAATCATGGAACGATACCCGTGGTGCAGCGTGGACTCGTCCTCATGGATTCAGTCCGCTGCGTTTGGCAGCATTGTGACGCCGGAGTGGGGCCCGTTGTCGGTGTCGGAGAAATCCCTAAGCAGGCATGACGCAGGGCAACACGCAACAACGCTGACACAGATTGAGCAAGACTTCGTTCTGCAAACGTTGGAGAGACAGGGGTTCACATATGAACGTCTATCAACTGTATACGAATCCAGAGCAGCGTATAATCTCTGGGCATACGGTGTCGTGAATGCAATGATGAACGCCGCTAACAACTACGAGCAACTCACCGCTCATATACAGGAGCTCTACTGATGCTGAAGTCACTTAAATTCGTTCAAGGTTCTGTTGCCAAAAAAGACTTCGTTCCGTCGCTGTCACACTTCCGAATTGAGAACGGAACAGTTCGCGGATATAACGGGATGCTGGCGCTGTGTAGCCCTATCCCGTTTGACATTACCTGCGCACCAAAAGCGGAGCCCCTTGTCAAAGCGATATCGAACTGCGTGGAAACAGTGCAGCTCGCGATGACACAAGCGGGGCGCCTGTCTATTCGTAGCGGTAAGTTCAAGGCGTTCGTGGATTGTGTTGACGGGGACACCCCGCACGTTCAACCGGAGGGCGAGCATGTGGTTATAGAGGGCGCTGCGCTGCTACAGGCCTTCAAAACGGTTGCTCCATTTATTGGTGACGACGCTTCCCGCCCGTGGTCTAACGGTGTGCTGTTGCTTGGGCAAAGTGCATTCGCAACAAACAATATCACGCTCGTGGAATACTGGACAGGAATTACAGTTCCACGCCCGCTCAACATCCCTCGAGCTGCTGTGCGTGAAATGTTGCGCATTAACGAAGTTCCGGAAAGCGCGCAGCTGACGGACGTGTCTATCACGTTTCACTATAGCGGCGGACGTTGGCTTCGAACACAACTGTTCGAGACGCAGTGGCCCGACCTGTTCAAAGTGCTCAACAAGGAAAGCAACCCTCAACCCGTAGATGCAAGACTGTTTGAAGCACTGACTAATCTGAAACCTTTCACAGATAAGATGGGCCGCATTCTGTTTCGCGGGGCTGGTAAAATAGCAACCCATGATGATGAAACGGAAGGGGCGGGGTATGAGCTTGAAGGGTTTGACCACACTGGCGTCTATCAGATTGATATGCTCGGTTTGCTGCAAGGCAACGTGAAGACAATTGACTGGTCTTTGTACCCTGCTCCCTGCATGTTCTTTGGCGATAAACTTCGCGGGGCTATTGTTGGAATGCGTTCGTAATGGCAAGAGCTGACTCGATAGGTCTTTTCTGGGAAGACAGGCCTGCAGTTAAGCCTGAGAAGGTTGAGAAGCCCAAGCGCACCCCTCCCGAGCGCACATGGGAGCGCCCTGACTACCTGCCCGGACTAGAAGAAGCGCGTGCGTTCCGCGTTTCGCAGTTTGAAGACTGGGAACTTGCTATCGCTTGCGCGAAGCGTGAAAAATTCATATTTGATATCGAGTGCTATTCTAATTATTTCCTAGTCTCTTTCATGTCCCTTGCGTCAGGGAAGGTGATCTATTTCGAGCGCACCACGAACAAAGATTTCAACACACCCAAGCTGAAATGGATTGTTGATACGTTTTGTCTTGTCGGGTTCAATAGCTGGAGCTATGACATCCCTATCCTAGCAATGGCGCTGGCAGGTAAGTCCAACGCGCAATTGAAGCAAGCGACGAACGACATCATTGTGAACCAGATGCGCCCGGCCGACATATTGCGTGCGGCCAAGGTCAAGAAAATAACTCCGAACCATATTGACTTGATTGAGGTTGCACCCCTTTTCGCCAGCCTTAAGATATACGGAGGGCGCCTGCACGCTCCCAGAATGCAGGACTTGCCATTCCACCCAGAAACCATTCTGTCCGCAGAGCAGATGGACATTGTTCGCTGGTATTGTGTCAACGACTTGTCAAATACCGCATTTCTGCATCAATCCCTAAAGGAGCAGCTGATACTCCGCGAAGCGTTGAGTCAGGAGTACGGGATGGACTTGCGGTCAAAGTCTGACGCACAGATTGCGGAAGCAGTCATTGCAAACGAGGTTGAGAGAATAAATGGTAGGCGTGCACAGCGCCATGAGATTGTTCCAGGAACCTCATACAAGTACCAGATTCCGAGGTTCCTGAAGTACGAAACCCCGCTGATGAATTGGGCGTTGAACATTGTGCGTCATGCCGATTTTATTGTGAGCGAGAATGGCGCAATCAGTATGCCCGCAGAGCTCAAGGAACTCAAGCTGCAAATTGCGAACAGTGTGTATAGACTAGGTATAGGCGGTCTGCACAGCTCAGAGCAATGCGCAGCGCACGTGGCGTCAGAGGATATTGAGCTTCGCGACATTGATGTTGAGTCCTACTACCCGCGCATAATTCTGAATCTTGGCTTGTACCCGAAGCATCTGGGAACAGCGTTCCTGAAAGTCTATAACGACATAGTTGAGCGCCGTATTAAAGCCAAGGACGGTGCAAAGCGAATCAAGGCTTTGTTGAAACAGGAAGGGCTGAACGAAGACGTCAAAGTACGCTACAATAAGGAACTGGAAGTCCTAGAGGTCACGTCCGATTCACTGAAGATTACGATTAACGGTTCGTTCGGCAAACTAGGCAGCAAGTATTCTGTCCTCTACGCTCCAGACCTGCTGATACAGGTAACAGTGACAGGCCAGCTTTCGCTGCTCATGCTTATAGAGCGAATGGAGCTTGCTGGAGTAAGTGTGGTCAGCGCCAACACGGACGGCATCGTGTTGAAGTACCACAAGACCCGCAAAGCGGAAGTCGACGCAATCATTGCGCAATGGGAACGTGACACACAATTCAAGATGGAGAGCACGTTCTACTCCGCTATCTATAGCAGAGACGTCAACAACTATATCGCGGTCAAGTATGATGGTGACGTCAAGACAAAGGGTGCATATTCTAGCCCCAAGAAAGCGGCCCAGCGGTTGCATAAGAACCCGACAAACCAGATATGCGTTGACGCAGTCATCGCGCTGCTCACCAAGAAGACACCGATTGTGACCACAGTGCGCGCCTGCACTGACGTTCGGAAGTTCGTGTCTGTGCGCACGGTTAAAGGCGGGGCGGTCAAAGACGGTGTATTCCTTGGAAAGTCTATCCGCTGGTATTACAAGGCAGGTGAAGAAGGTGAGATTATCTACGCGGACAGCGGGAACAAGGTTCCTCGTTCTGAGGGTGCAACACCCCTGATGGACTTACCATCTACATTCCCGCAAGACATTGATTATGAATGGTATGAGAAGGAAGCAGAGCGGATGCTGGTGGACATTGGATATTCGCTGAAACCAGTAGTTCAAAAATAAATGCAGATTTCGCTTGCATTTTAAGAACTATTCCTCCAAAGTGTTGGTCATGCAGTTAAACAACACAAGGAGAAATGAAATGACCGCAATCTACAACACAACAAAAGAATTCAACGAAGCGATTTACGAATTCGTTAAGATGGGCCTGACCTTCCAAGCGGATCACCAAGCTCTAACAATCCATTTTAAGGGGGGATACTAAAATGACTGAACAAACTATCGACAACAAGGTTCTGGAACGCATCAAGAAGATGTTGGCACTGTCCAACGACAGCGGCGCAACAGAAGCAGAGCGCGAAACTGCGCTTCGCATGGCTTACAACACGCTGGCGAAATATAACCTGTCCATGAGCGACCTGCCTTCGGAACAAGACGCAGAGATACGCGAGCGCCAGGATGTGGTTATCAGTGCTGATCGCTGGGCACGCAATCTGTCTATGGCGGTTGCGAAACTGTTCTTCTGCAAGTATTTCTATTCGCAGACTGGAACGTCAGGGAAAGACAAGCACTGTTTCGTCGGACGCCAGAGCAACGTTATCACCGCGAAGTATATGAGCGAATATCTTATCAAGTCTGTCAAACGCGAAGCGTCCAAGCGTTACAAGTCCCCAACGAGCCCAGAAGGGCGTTCATTCTGTGTTGGTACTGTGCGCAGTGTTGCAGAGCGAGTTGAGCACATGCTGAAGCAAGACGCAGAAGGTCAAGCAGGAACAGCAGTTGCACTCATTAACCTACACAAGCGTGAAGAGGATGCGAACGCTGCTTGGCTGTCAGATGAAGGAACGTCGTTGACAACAGCCAAGGGTCGCGCTGATAATTCACTGCGCTCGGGTGCATACCATAGCGGGAAGGAATACGGAAAGACGGTGTCACTCAACCATCAAGTGACGAACACCAGCAAAGATTTCAAACGTCTTAACTAAGGGGTGAGTCGCGGGTATATGCTGCGCCAACCCGCGAGCCTATAGCAGTACACTGGCAGTGAAGCGATCGCGGCCCCTGCCAGCCTGTAGCGCCGCGCAATAGCAGAAAAGGAGTCCCAACTATGGGCGATATGGCAGAAGAAATGAACGCACTCAAGAAATTCCACAAGGAGGAGCGCCAGCAGAAAGCAGAGATGAATATCTTCCTTCTGGAGTCACTTGGGATACCTGCGTTTGAGCAATCGAAGAACGTATTTCGAATAGACCATTTGGAGCTTGGAACAGTCATGTATTATCCGTCCAGCAACAAGTGGCAGCACAGGAGCAGAATTCACCGAGGGAACGTCAACTCGTTCCAAGGCTGGTTGCGCAACAACAAGTTCATCATATAGGAGGATATATGAACAAGAAAACAAGTTTTCTGAAACGCCACGCATTCGACATTCTTGTCGTCATTGCGGTTGTTCTCGCGTTCCTTCTTGTGTCATCTTGCGATATGCAAGCGGCAGAGGTAGAGCGTGATGAATACTGTACCATGCTCAAACTTGGAGCGTGGCCCGACTACCGAAATATCAAGGACACGGAATGCCCTCAGTAAAAAAGACGGCCGCGTGAGCGACCGTCAATCCGCAGCGTTCTCCTCTGCGGGCAGCGTTATTTCTTGGCAGTGCGAACGGCAGCGAGTGCGTCAACGCCCTTGCCAATCTGGCGAAGGCCTGCATATGCCCAAGGCAATGTCAACAGCAACAGAAGAACCTCTGTGCTCGGTGCGTCCACTTTGAACGCATATACCAGCGCAGCTACAAGACTCAACCATGCTTGGGCCGGGCGGGTGCGGCGAATAAACGGGTCTTCCGCAGTGTCGCCAGCACGGATTGTCAGCTGTGTCTGTTCATGTTCAGCTTGTGCATCTTTCAACCGTGCTTCTTCAATTGCCTGGATATGCTGGCGAATGCTTGCTTCTTCCTGCACAGCAAGCTCCTTGAGCCTTATCAGTGTAGCGGGGTCAGTTTGTAGGGCTTGCAGGGCCTTGGCGGGGTCATTGGTGCCAGTAGCACCGCTCACCAGTGCAACGCCAGCCGCTACAGCGCCTTGAACGTTCCCTGTCAACAAGCTGCCAACCAGTGAAGCACCTGTTCCAGCGTTATCTTTAATCCATGAACCTACGTCTGACCAATTCACACCGGATACTTCTTCACTGGCAGTTGAAAATGAGGGCCGTCAACGAACGGAACCTTCTTCAAGCCTTTCTTTTTGTACTCAGCCCTCTTTCGAACGATGTAGGCCATCTGCTCTTCAGAGCAGTCTTCATATTCGCTCATGCACTTGTCCCACACACCGCCCCATTCCAGAGGGATGTCTAGTTCCTTCGCTGCTTGTTGCATTGCTTCCGCGATGGTGAAGTACAGCGACCAGTCCCAACGAACTTTCCCAGCAACAAGACCGCCCAAGTCAACTGCACGGGACAAACCGTCAGCGGGCGGGATGTGTCTGCTGTTCAATGTGGTCGTAGCACCAGCAGCCAGAAGTTCTGCCTGGCGTTCTTTCGTGCGAGCACCTTCCAGCACAGTGAAATCAACTTTGCTGACCACAATTGCGCGTTCAACAATCTTCACGAGGTCTGGGTGAACCTGTTGCAAGCGCAGAATTGAAGTTGGACCTAGTTTGTAACTCATTTCAAACCTTTCACAGTTGCAACAATACCGACCCAAGCGGCATAAGCTAGGGCGCTCCCAATCGCTGCTATGAATACGAACGTGCCATGGTCAGATGCTTTGCGAAGGCGTTTGCCAAAGCGTAAGTCTTCTCTGAACTCTTCTACGGACTCAGGCTTGTTAATATCAACGCCAAGGATGGCGAATACTTTACGCACCGCATTATCAGCGGCGCGCTCATATTCGGATTCAAGCCCACCCTCAATATCCGATAATCGGCGGCGTAGTTCGCTCATACTGTTTCCTTAACACATTTTACCATGCCACTGACTCCACTCCAGTAACGGTTGTCGCTGCGTTGATTGCGTCTTTGAGGGTGCGCCTCTTTTTGAATAACGGCTGGCCGCGCATCAGGATTAAACCACGCAGTTCAGTAAACTGTACATCAGTCAGCGGTACTTCGATGTTGGTTATGTCGTACCAGCCGATACCAGTACCAGCAGGAAGTGCACTGGCAACCTGCGTCATTAGTTCGACAGAACCTGCATCGGCTTGGAATACGTGTCCGGCGTAGGTTATTGGAGCTTCTTTTTCGGAGATGTATGCAGCTTCGATTATGCCGATCTGTTTGGCTCGTACTTCCTTGAGGGTAGGCGCAAGGAGTGCATCAGCCTCAGCCTGTGTGATTTCTATACACCCAGCCGGTAGCAGATGCAGAGCAGCACCGTCCATGTCATCGTGGATGTTTCCATTGAGGTCTTTGTGTAGTGCCATGATTTTGTCCTTTAATTAACGAAGTTCTACTGCACCATTTGTTTGCAATGTTCCCGAATAACTATAACTTCCTCCCGCTTTAACTATAAAAGTCTCCGTATGGCTGATGGCAGATGTATTGGCAATGCGAATTCCATCTAGGAAAATCCCAAGGCCTGTCGAGGTATTCGATAACATCACAGTGATCGGTTTTCCTGTGGAATTATAATAGGTTACTCCCGAGGTTCTTGTTACAATCTGGGTGTTCTGCCCATAACCAATGCTGCTCATGGCAGTCATTGCATTCCCACCCGCTGGCTGCACTTTACTTGGAGTAGTCGCCCAAGTTCCAGCCGTTGCCTGTGTTGATTCGACATAGCCGATTACACGATAGGCGACATTCGTTCTGGCAGTTGTTGAATAGATTACGGTTGCGCTGTCTGCTGCACCAGCCCTACCCTCTGCGGTTGTGCTGATTAAATTTGTTTCATCCAGATTGACACCGCCAGCCATATTCACTGCGGCAAGCTCAATTGTTCCAGCGTTGTTGATAGCCAGAATGGCAATACGAGACTGGACAGCATTCACCGCTCCGAGGGTTGAACCGGGACTGATAACCAGACTGGCAGGCGTTCCGGTGACTGTGGAATAAGTACCGTTTCCCGCTGTTGTAGAACGGAACTCTAATGTTAGCGGAAGTGCGCCGATGGTTAGTGCATTTGCTGCAACAGATGCAGAGACTGATTGGAGTTGTCTTGCTCCGTTGTCTATTACCGCTCGCTGATAATTCCGTACCTCACAAGTGGTGGCGGTGAGCATGTACACATCGAAGGTGTCCCCTGCCGCCGTGGTGATAGATACTCCACCTTGCAGGATAGTCAGCCCTGTCCCTGCGGTAATGTCTCCGGCGCCCAGACATTTACGCTTGTAAGTGACACCAGCTACGCCGTGGAATGCGGTAATGTTGGCGGATGTGTTGGAGAGCGTACCTTCGAGTGATTCTCCGGTGAAGTCCGTAGTAGTGGCTCGGACCGTGGCGGTTACTGATTGGTCAACCTGCCGGGCTTTGCCTGCGGTGAGGCCGATCATTCCGGATTGAGCATAGCTCCTCAGCAAAGCAGATGTCAAGCTCTTTTCCGTCACTCCTTGCCTTGCCAATAAAAGATCGGTGTCGTTGATGCTACTCGCGACACCTAAATCCGCCAGCGTGACCTTCGTGGCACCTAACTTTGAAGTGATTGTCGCTTCGTTACCTGCGAGGGAAAGGATTGCCGCTTGTTGGGCAAGTATCTGTCGAACTAATGCTTCTTCTGCTGCGTTGAGTGCCATATTAAAGTTCTCCGAATTGACGTGACGTTGCCATTATGACCACATTGGTTGAACCACCAGTCACGGGTTGATTACCGCCTACCGTAGCGGCGCCGAGCGCCAGTGTCGCGCTGGATACTACCTTCAGCGAGTGAACGACGCCTGCGTCCCCCTTGTAACCGATTGCCACGAGGTATTTATTGGCATCGCTACGGTCAAATGCCTCCAAGCGAATGACGCTGTTCGGAACAACAAACAATTCGACACCATTTGCGTCGGATACTTTGTCTCTGTTGACATAGCGGAATACTTTTTGAAAGAGCCAGTTGAGCCACTGGGCGGGAAGGGGTTGGCCCCGTGCTCCCGCTGTCTCAGGGATAAAACCAGCGAGAAGAACCGCATCAGGCGGTTGACCGACGTTCTGTTGCCCGTCTGGAAAGCTGGTATATTGTTCCGCGAAGTTAATCACTGGAAGACCCCTGTGAGGTTGTGATGACCCAATGTGGTCAAGGTGTTGGGATTATACACAGCAAGCGTCGGCCCACCAACGTCTAAATATCCCATTCCGACATCAAGCTCTGCTGATACAATTCCGCCAAAAGTGGAGCCAGTGCTACTCAACGCGCTCTGCTCTACAAGAACGTCGCTTCCGTTTGCGTCAAGGTAGTCCTGACCGCCGTTCACGAATAGCTCCCCAGGCATAGGTTCGCGAGCAAAGCGGAAAGGCACATCCATGAAGGACACTGCAACGGGGACATTACTTATCGCTACAGGGGACAACCCTTGTATAGAAAGATGAATTGTGCTGTCAGCAAAGAACCCATTCGTGAAGAGTAACGCTGTGAATGGATACGCTTCAAGGTACTGACAGTCTGTCGGGTCGGTTAGGAACTTCAACCCCGCAATCATGTCCTTCGGTGTCCCGTTGGACATATTGACAAAGACGCGAAACTTGATGGCGGTTCTATATACATCGTCAGAACGCCCTTGTCGTGTCTCGCCTACTATATTTCCACATCCGTCCAGTTGAGTACCGACGGATGTATTTATCCAGCGTTCTGCAATAAGTGCGTCCGCGTTCGTTTCAACCTCTGTCAAGGGCCCAACTATTGCAGCCAACAAGGCTTGCAGCTTTGGTGAGTTCTGGAATTGACCTGCTAGTCTTGGGGTGGCTTTGGAGGGATAGTCAAGCACGTTAGACTCCGATTACAGATACGCGAACAGCGTCGAACCTTGCATGTTCTGCACGGGCCAAAGCCGCGTTCGTTGTCGAATAAGAAGGAACATCTGCCGGGGCTGCTGTTATTGCGACCTCTACGGTGATAGACCCGATTCCACTTGTTGCGGAATAGATGGGGCCGTAGAAACGTTGAGTGATAACGTCTTCACCGATGCCTATCAGCTCCCCGTGCGCAATGGCAGCATCCTTGATAGATTGCACAGCCTCGGCAGTTAAGACCTCCTCGGTGTATAGCGTATCAATGCTGACGCGAACCCAGGCGTATTTATCAGCAGGGCGGGAAAACTTGCACAGCTGAACGTCCCCATTGTCGTCTAGCACTTGGACAGATGTGTTTCCGTAAGTTTCAATTCCGGCAGGTTTAAGTTCGAACAGTTTATCAGCCACCGCCTGGTCTGTTCCACCCTCTACAACAGTCTCAAACGAATGAGAAGGAAGAGAGAATGCGTCAATTACATTCGTTCTATTTTCATAGACCCGAGCATACGTTACGGAAGCGACTTCCGCTACCATGCGTGAGCGGATTGCTAAGGCGGTGGCGGAACCAGTTGCCCGGACGCTTGTGGAATGCCTCTCGCGCAGTTCCGCATCTGTTTCTACGAAGCGCCCTATTGTACCAGCGACAAGGTTGTTGACCGAATTCCACCCGCTCAAAGAACTGTCAATTGTGGTAAGCGAGTTGGCGGGGAGTGCATACGCCCCCATTTCCATCGCAGTGAATACAACCGGAGTCCCTAGAATTGTGATGCTCAACTTGCTGTCAACAGTAAGCGTGAAGTCGCTGTATTGGTCTATAGAACGTAAGCGAAGAACGCTGTTGGATGCTGTTGCAAGGTAGGCATTGGCGTCGAACAACGCAGCCAACCCCGCTGCAATTTCAACAGCGGTGGCGCTTGCGTCGGATGTATATACAACGCTGACGCCGTTAATGATAACCTGATAGTTCGCTGCATTCTGAACGCTATTGATTTCGATACTTGCGTCACCTGTGCTGGACCGCGAAATAACTGTGTCAACAGAACTTACATATTGTCTATTATCAAGCGAGCGAGCAATTGCACCGGCGGGAATCGGCGTGCTTTCAGCCCCGTAGCATATAGCGGTGACCACAGTGGGCGCAGCAGCCAAGCGTTCAAGGCCTACAAATGCAACAGCACCGTCCAGAGCGGTTCCTTCTGCGCTGAATGGATACATGGAGTCATAGGTTGCTTGGAGTGCTTCATATGCATCATCCATGGCCGCTGCAAAGATGCCTATCAACTGGCCTACAACAGAATCTGGATTGGTATTTACAGGTCCGAGCGCATCTATTACGCGCTGGTCATAGTCCGCTTTGATTTCGTTTAAGCGGGGGCGAACAAAGCCTACAGGGGTCAAGCTCATACTGTCACCTCGACAATTCCATACGGTGTATCAACTTCAAATTCAACTTGCAACGTCCGCGTCTCTCTGCTGAAGTTATAAGTCAACGCAACAATCTGTCTCACGCCCTCAACTTCAAGAATGCTTTTTCGCAACGCTATAACAGCGCCCGAGAGTGTCAACTGCTTTCCGAGAATGGATTGCAAATAAGGCGTCCCGAAATCTGTGTCCAGAAACCATTCCCCGCGCCACAGTTTTAACTTGATAAGCAATTGCTGGCGCACCTGTTCCGCAGCGTCGACCAGCTTTAAGTCCAGAGAACTGGTGTCGAGGTCATGCAAAGTTGTGAGCGCGATATCAAGCATTGTTAGATATTACCAGTTATCAAAGGCCTACACAATCAAATTCCTACGTCAAACAGGGGCTCCCGTGTTTCCTGCGCCAACTTGAACACCGCTGTGAACGTGAGAGTGAAGAACTTTTCCATTGCTTGAAAGGCTTCCGCCGCTGTGCGTAAGGTCTCCGCTGATAGTGGAACCACCTGCTCCGCCACCAACCATCCCCGCCACAAATGTGAACAGTCCGTTCACTGTAACAGCGTCGCTGAATGTCGTTGTTGGTGTGGTCACTGTTGTACTCGAGGAAGCATTAAGGGCTGCCGTTGTTGCATTCATTTCCAGAGCTTGCGTATCCAACAACGTTCCGCCCGGAGCACTGATTTCCAGCTTACCCGCTTCCGTCAATCTAATGTACGCGGAACCGAAGTACATCGTCATCGCGTTATTAGCGCCCGCGTCCCCGCCCACATCTCCCAAGTCACACATGACCGCATAGGCGTCTTGAAGATCGAACATGCGACGGTCATCGCTACCGTCAACGGCTTGTTGTGCAAACACGAGCAAGCACTTATCGCCCGCCTTAACGGGGCCCTTAACGCCTGCGCTCCCCCCTGCAAACGAAGGCCAACACACTCGCACGTTCGGTATCGTTGGGAAGTCTAAGACGTCACCGTCAGCGAATCTCTTTTTCGCTGTGGGCTTCACATGAGCTACCCCGCCAGCGTACGAAACAATCGTGCCTGGAATTGCTGTGTTGACGTCCAGAAGTTGGCTCCGGACAAGACCGACAAGTGCTTCCAATGTATTGTTCGAGCTCTCGGACATTATTTAGGATACCTCAAGGTTAATTCCGTGTGCCATTCATTCCCATGAGTATCCCCGTTATGAGTAAGCTCTTCCACGCGAAAGAATTCACCGTCAACCCCTTTAGACTTCATCTGGATGTAACCTCCAGGCTCTATGATTGGTTGCAATAAAGACTTCACCTTGTACCCTAGAACGCGCAGAACCTCCTGATCAGTCCCATTCTTGTCGCGGCGCGAACTCTTTTGAACTCCAGGCTGTGTTGCCGTCACCCCTTCTTTGGCCGCAGCCTTTTCCGTCATTGTTTTTGACTCTTTGGAAGGAGACCCGATCATCCCAGTCTGTGCGGACAGTACAACAGCGGATTTCTTAAACACTCCGCCTTTCTTGATGACCTGTATTTCGCGGTTCTGAATACTCCATTCTAAGCCCATGTATTCGCACGCCTTGTCCATTGCATCCCGTACCCGCCCAACGAACGCGAATCCCGCTGTATATTGTCTATTTTCTATACCGACGGGTAACGCTCGCACAGGGAGACCGAACTTGGATGCGATATTCTGTATCACTTGCGTCGTGGTTGCCCCCTTTGCAAAGCTGATGGAAACTTTTGTATCACGGAATTCTAAGAAACCGTCTTGCAGCTCCATCTCGGT